TCATGCGGACCGTCGTCTGGAACTTGATCGGCGCGGCCACGACACTGCCCCACTCGGGGGTGTCGGAGCCCTTCTGCGCACCCTCGGCGACGATCTGCGCACGCGGCTTGCGCGACATGCGGACAGCCGAGACGTTGCCGAACAGGGTGGGGCGCTCGGGGGACAGGGTCGCGAGGACCGAGTCGTTGCGCACCCGCTCGGCGATGCGGCCGAGCTCAGTGGTCGGGACCGTGAAGTCCCCGGTGTTCAGAGGCATGATCTGTTCTCCTTCGGAGAGGTCAGTCCCGATGCCCCGTGAGGAAGTCCGCAAACGCGGCCTTCTCGCTGGGGTGGGTCGATGAGATGGGCTGGTCGCCCTGGGTGGGGATGACCGGGCCTGCGCCCGTGACAAGCGGCTTGAGGACCGCGGCGTGCGCCTCGAAGTCCTCCTTGGTGGAGCCCCGCAGGACGTCAGCAGGAACGCCGGTCGCCTTCGCGACCTCGGCGCGCCACGTCTCGACCTGCTTCTCCGTCTGGAACCTCTGGATCTCACCCTCGGCCGCCTCGCGCTGTGTGCGCTCGTCGGTGAGAGCCTGCTCGGCAGCGACCTTGGCGGCCTCTGCCTCCTCGGCTCGCGCCCGCAGGTCGTCGTAGTCCGCGTACTTGGCGCGCTCCCGCTCAAGGCGGGACTTCACCAGGCCGTCGAACTCGTCCTGTGAGTTGATCGTGACGGGGAACTCCATCGCTGCTGCTCCTTCATGCCCCGGTTGACCGCCCGGGTAGGCGTGGACCCGCGCTGTGCGGGTAGTCAGTCAGCGTCGGCCGCGATCCAGTCGCGGACGCGCTTGTTGTGGGCCTCGCGCTGCGCCGGCGACATGCGCGACGTGCGCTGCGAGGCGACATAGGCCATCGCATCGACCTCGGGGGCATTCGCATCCCACGACGGGAGCGCGACACAGTTGCAGTCGTCATGTGCCGCGAACCGGACCGTCGACTCCTTGTAGACGGCCCCGCGGCTCACGAGCATCTGACAGAAGCGGCAGCCCGACGTGTACGACTCGGAGGGGCGCGCCTCCCGGTGCCAGCCCACCGCCGCCGGGTCAGCCGCAGTCGACTGCACGATCGTGGCCCGCCCCGGCTCCAGCACGTACTTCGTGACCGCGCCAGCCAGAAAGGTGAGCATCTGATCCGGCGCATCGGTGAACAGGTGCTGCGCGCCGAACCTCGTCCGCGCCTGCACCCGCTCCACCGACACCGGATCCGCCATGCGCGCCGAGAACCGGCCAGGAGCGCGCTCAGATGCACGAAGGTCGTCGTAGAAGTCCGCAGCCACGGTCGCCGCCGCCTCGCCGTACCGCTCCACGAGCACGGGCGTGAACTCCAACAGGAGATCCCGCGCCCGCTCCGGCCGCGTCAGGTCGAGCGTCGCCCAGAACGCCTGCAGGTCGCGGCGAGCCAACGTCACGAGACCGCGGTTGGCCGCCTGCAACGTCTCGACGTCAGCCCTCGACGGCATCGGGGACAACCTCCGCCGCGGCCTCGTCTGACTCCTGACGGCCGGCGGCGATCAGGGCCGCAAGGGTGCTGCCACCCTGCGCGCGGCGCTTGTCCGCCAACAGTCGAGTCACCTCGGGCTGCGTGAACCCGGCGTACTCGAGCGCAACCTCCGTGTCGCCCAGCCACGGGAACACCGCGGAGAGCTTCACCAGCGCATCCGCCGCCGTCACCGGGGACGTGAACGCCGGGTTGAGCCAGTTCGCGCGGATCTGCGAGACCTCGCGCGGCGCCTCCGTCAGACCGTCGCGCAGCATGACGACCTTGCGCGCCACCTGACGCAGCGACCCACCCAGGACGCGCGTGGTCGCGCGCGCCTCCACGATCAGGTCCTTCTCCGCCGCGTACAGAGCCTCCGCCGACGGCGGGTTGTCCTGCACGATGCCCAGCGACGACACCGGCAGGCCCGTCTCGCCAGCGAACTGCGAGGCGTACATCCGGTACTGATCCATCAACGGCTGCATCGTCATCTGCGGCAACTGCGTGACGTCCGGCGAGTCGCCATCCTCGTCCTTGGTGATCCCAAGGAACCGGTCGATCGCCATCTCCCACTTGCCGCGAGAAAACGCATCCGCCGCGATGTTCGTCAGCACCACACGCGGGACGGCGTAGAAGTCCGCGCCAATCTCAGCCCGGACGATCGTCGTCAGCGCATGGTCCGTGATGTTCATGACCGGGCGCGTGATCCGCGAGCGACCGAACGGGCGGTCCAGCTGCGGGTCGTACGTCAGCGGCTCGACAAGCACCTCGTTGAGTGGGTTCTTGCGCCGGTCCGCAACCCAGCCGCCCGACGGACGGCGCACACACAGCAGAACGACGTCAGGGAGGTAGACGTCCATCGATGTCGGGCGACCCTGCTCGTCCACGCTCGTGATCGCCACAGCAGCCGACACGGCACGGCGCCGCTTGTCCCACAGGCCAGCCGACCACTCCGCAGAGCGCGCCATGACCAGAACCTCAGGCTCACCGGACTGCACATCGCCACGCGCCGTCGTGATGAACGAGCACGAGTGCTTGAGCGCCGACACGATCGCCTGCGGCAACTCGAGGTCGAACCTATTCGCATCGAGGAGCGCGGCCAGGTCGAACGGATCCTGGTCCTGCCCGGGCGTCACAAACCCGTCGAACACCGTGCGGTGCGCGAGAGCCGTGACCGACTTCGCCGGCCACCCAAGGACGGCCTTGATGCGTGAGTGCGCCTCAGCCGGGATGTTCCCCGTGGGCTTCAGTGGCATCTTTCCGTCGAAGTACGTCGACCGCAGCAGGTTGCGCGGGTACTTCTCGCGCCACTTCGCCACGAGCGCGCGGATCACGCCAAGCTCCGCGTCGGTGACGTTCGTCATCACGCGCGGCAGGAACTCGTCAAGCGCGGAGGAGGACGCGACGGAGACCACAGAGCACCGCCCCTCACATCATCGATTGCTTCCGGCCTGGCTTGCGCTTGCTGATCCGTGCACCCCAGTGCGCGACTGCGACCGCCTCGACAGGGGTCTCATCGCCATCGGGCGTCGTCGGTGCCCATCCCCACGCCCCGTCGTTGCCGCGGGCCTTCTTGTCGCTCACAGCCACCGACTGATCCAGGCGCGCCTGACCCTCGACAGCAAGGTGCGTCACCGACCCGGCCTGCACCGCCTCATGGAACATCGAGCACGACGCCAGGTAGTCAGGCGTCGTCGCCAGCCGCAGCACCTTCGCCGGCACACCCGCATCACGCAGCGCCTGGTACAGCGCCGACGCATGGGAGCGACCAGAGATCGTGACCTGCGCAGCCTCACGCCAACGCTCAGGCTTCTTGGGGTCCGTCGTGAACCACCGCGCGAGATCCTGCACGCCCTTGTCCGTCGACCCCGACTGCGCGTCGATGAGCTCAACGTGCACGCCATCGTCATGCTTGAGCGCGCCAGCCAGGGCCACACGAGCACCGTCGAAGGAGAACGCGACACCGTAGGAGCGAATCCCGGAGGCCGGGGGGGTGTCGACGGCTGTCGCGCGCCACTCGTCAGCCGAGATCAGGCGCTTACCGGCACCCTCACGCGCCCATATGCCCAGACGGTCCAGAGCGAACCGATCAGGCGGGTACGTCTCGTACTCGCCCTGCACGACCTCATGGTTGATCCGCACATTCCACGCCGGGTTCGCCGACCACCGCGTGAACTCCGACGCCGGGTCATAGTCCGGCGCGTCAGGATCCGCAGACCACTCGAGCCACGCAACAGCGTTCGACTTCCCCGACATCGCAGACGCCCGGACCGAGCCGAACACCTCGCCGTCATCCTCAGGGGTTGGCGGCGTGCCCAGAAGCCACACCTGCGGGTTCGGCATCGCTGACATCGTCGAGTTGATCGACACCCACGCCCGCTGCGACAGGATCTGCGCCTCATCCAACATCAGGCAATCCGACGAGAAGCCACGAGAACCAGCACCAGACCGAGCCTTGAACTGGATCGTCGCGCCATTCGTGAACTTCACCGACTCGCGGTTGAGCGCGTTCATCACGCTCTTCACCCGCGCCCGCAACGAAGCGTTCGCGTCCGCGTCGATGATCTCCATCAGCTTCGAGAACGACTCACGCGCCGTGTCCTGCTGATGCGCGGAGATCACGATCTTCCGCTCACCAAACAGCAGTGCGCCGGCCAGTGCTCGAGCCACCAGGAGCTGAGACTTACCGTTCTGCCGCGGAACCGACAGCCCCACACGACGAGCAGACCAAGTCGCGTCCGGACGTTCGCCCATCGCGGCCTCAAGGACCAGCGCCTGCCAGTCATCCAGGTCCACACCGAACGCCGCCGACAGATCGACGACGTCCTGCCACGAGTTAGCCCGGGTGCGCGGCGGCTCGACGTGGACGAGCGGTGGCGCCTCCCCGAGCAGAGCGACGGGCTGCGACCTCGTCAATCGGGTCACCCGCCTTCTTCTCCGACTCGCCAGCCAGGTCGGCGATGTCCTTCTCGAGCGCACGCCACTGAGCCATGAGCGGGGCGCGCTTATCCGCCGGCGCCTCCTGGATCGAGGCCCACATCACGTCACGAGCAGCAGTCAGATCCTCGAGGCGAGACACCGAAACCACCCCCGGGCCGACCTGACGAGCTCTGTGTGTGAAAGGGCTCT